TACTCTCTCCCGCCAAAGTGCCATACTTCAAAGCCTGTTGCAGCAAATTCGCCGCCGTTGGCTATGGAATAGGAACCTACATGTACGGGAAACGGCATTTCGCCTGCGTACCGCTCTGTCGCGTCCGTTGCTTTACCGGCGCCAAACTCAAAGAACACAACCGGTTCGCCTTCCGCTCTGATAATCCATCCGCCGTCGCCGGTAGCTTCAGCGGTCACAGAAATGGCGCTGCCATATGTGCTCTGCGCCGCCATCATTCCGATTTCAACAATCTCACGGATAAACTGATCCACTTTGGCATCAAAGCTCTTTGCAAGCTTTTCAACCTGCTTGAGTGCCGCAGTGACGCTTTTGGGGTCCATAACGTCAATGACAATCTTGTGCTTTGCCATTACGCAGCCCCCGATGTAACCTTGACTTCCCGAATGGCAATCAGAAGGTTATTAAGGCTCTTAGCGATTCCGGCTACCACATAGTTGTGCGGCACCGGCCTGCCGCTTCCATCAGTCGGAGAAGAGTCAATCCAAAGGATGCTTTCTTCCGTAATAGGGCAGCCGAGATCGTCCGTCAAAATGGTTTTGCTGTACTGCAGGTCCGTGCCGAAAAGCTCTGTATCCGCATTGCCCCTTGCCGCAGACACATTCGCCTTCATGCTGACCGGTTCAGAATATCCGGGTCCGATTTCTCCCGTAAAGTTTCCGCTACCGTCAACTTTCTCCGTTTCGCCCACATACAGCGCGTACCAGAACGTCTTGTTGTTTCGCTTCAGACAGCGCATTCACTTCACCGCCCCGCAGTACGGGGTGACTTCCCGCAAAAGCTGTGCGGAAACCCATGGGCTTTCAAAAGTCCTGTCGATACCGTTTTCCTTATGCACCGTTTCACCCTCTGCTCCCTGCTTGTTGTACAGGTCAAGAGCAATCCGATACTGAAGGTCAAGATAACGGTCCTCAACATAGGTTTCCTCCGTCGTGACTTCAACGCCATCAACGGTCACGGTCACATCCCGCGTCGGCCATTCTCCGTAAGGAAAGCGGCGGGTGAGAATCGCGTTCTTTGCAGTTTCAATCATGTCGAGCAGAAGGTCCTCATCGGTTTCTCCTGTTCTCAGTTTCAGTCTTTCAAGAATGGTCATCTCGTCCCGCCTCTTCCTTTATTCGCCCATCTTGGGCTTTCTACCGCGCTTTTTCGGTGCTTCAACCGGTTCGATGGGAGGAAAGACCTCAGAGTTAGACTCTGCCTTCTTCTCCACCTTCGGCGTCAGGTCCGCAAGCGTGGTCACGTTATCGTTTCTCTCCTTCTCAAAATGCCGGTGAAGCATCATCGCGGCTCACCTGCCTTATGCGCCCTTGGAGAGCTTGATCATGCCCTTGGGATTGAGCAGATACGGAGCGCAGAGGATAGAACCGGCCAGGACAGTGGACTGGTTCAGGATGTCGCGGTCGGTCTCGATCATCACGCCGCGCTTCAGGAAGACAGCCAGGGTCTTGGGTTTCACGATGTAGAGGTTGCCGGAAGTGATCAGGCGGTTGGTCACAACGACGTTGCAGCCAAAGGCCATGCCGACAGTACCGCGCACTTTGATGTTTGCCGCAATTTCGGAAGCCGGAATCCAGTTAGTGGCTGCGGGCTTGCCGACGAGCTTGGCGTAGAAGTCCGGAGTAACAAGCAGGGTCTTCTCCCCATCGTTGTCCTCACCGAATTTCGCCAGGGCCAGAGGAATGTCTTCCGGCTCAAGGTCAGTGGCGCTGTCACTGGTGGCGTAGTTCTGAGCGCTGGCGCTGTTCGCGGCCAGAGCGGCCAGAAGAGCGCCGTCCATCGCATCGTCAATAGAGAGTGCGATCTGACTCGCGGCCTCACCGAGAGGATCGCCGTAGCCGGAAAGCACAGCCTCATCGGTAAGCTGAACGGCTTTGCCGTACTTTACGATGGTGACAGGCGTGGTGTTCTGTTCAAGCTTGGACAGCGGGATGTCATTTCCTTCGCTGACAGCGGAAGCGGCTCCGATGTAGCTGTAGTAAGGAAGCGTTACGGTGTTGCCAGCGCGGCCTTCCAGAGTGCGGTCGATCATGGCCAGAGGCCCGAAGACCATGTTATTCGTCAGTTTCGGCTCAATCAGGTCGGCAATCGCCTGGGGATTGAACAGATCAGAAAGATAGGTTCCGGTAGTGGTATCAACAGTTGCCATTACATTTCATCCTTTCTTTTCGGGGAATTACCTCCCCATCAATTTTTCATATTCGTCGCGGTGTTCATTCATGAACTTGACCCTTTCAGGGAACTTCATGCCGTCAAGCTGTTCCCGCGTGATGGTCGGGCCGTCCGAAGCGCCTGCGCCGGGTGCCGGGATTTTCCCGAATTCCAGCCGCAAGGCTTTTTCCTTCGCTGTCCATGCCTTCTGAAGCGCCGTAAGTGCTGCATCCACGTCTTCTGCACCGTAAAGATACTCTGCAATCTGACCGGCAACTTCGCTGTCACCAATCAGAGGAGTGATCTTGGCGGTCGTCGCAGCTACAGCCTTCTCTTTGCGGAGCGTTTCAAGCTCCTGCATCAGAGCTTCCTGCTGAACTTTTGCCTCTTCAGCGGCAATTTCCTCGGCGGACTGTTTCGCCCGGAGCTGCTTCTTGTAGTCACCGGCCTCTTTGGTCGCCTTATCAAGAGCCGCCTTCTGCTTGGCCATTTCGGCCCGGAGTTTTGCCAGTTCCGTGTTCTCAGTTGTGGTTTCCGAAACAGTTTCCTGCTCCTTGTTTTCCACTTCCGTTTCCACTTCTGCTGTCACGTTGGTGTCAAGTTCTGCCATGTTTGGTCTCCTTTGCGGTTATAGTCTTCTCTGACTTTTTCGTTTTGCGATTTTCGTCTTCTCTGACGTTTGTGATTTAGGTCTTCTCTGACCGATATGAAAAACGGTTTCCCGTTTATATCCTGTGTTTCTTCACGCATTCCTCATGCGCTTTCATTACCTCATTCAGAGGGATATTCCGGTACTTCCGTACCAGATCGAACTGCTGCCAGTCGGAATACCCGGCATAGTGCGTGATCTTCGGTTCCTTTGGCTTTTCCGTGAACAGCGTCGCGTTGTACGCGCTGTCCATCGGCAGGATTTTTCCCTGACACTGGTAGTTAAAAGCGTCCTGCTCCAGAAACTGATAACGGTATGTGCCAAGCATCCGAACCACTTCCTCCGCCTTTCCGTCACGTAAAGCGTCAAGGTTGTACATGCACACTCCAATATTTGTGTAAATCATGCCGCCTCGCGATTTTGCGTACTCTGGTGTAGCGGAAAAGTAATAGCCATTCAGGTTGATGTCCCACAGGTCAGACACATCCTGTTCAACGATTGTGTCCACATCCATAGATAGAAGTTTTGCCAACCACGGAAACATGAAGGCATATGTTGACCGTACAAGCGCCATATAGGTAAATCCGGATTCCGCATTCGGTGTGCTGCTCCAATGTTCTTTCTGATTGCTGACATTGATCGCCCTTACGCAGTCAGGAAGTTCATCCGGAAATTCATCGTCCTCAATCAGAAGGTAAATCAGGTCTACATCTGAGTGCATCAGCAGCGATTTATACGCAGCTTTCATACCTGGATATAGGTTTCGTGTTCCCGAATAGGCAGCAACTTTCATGATTCCATCCTTCTCAGAAAGTCCTTCAGCGTTTCCTGTTCAAGAAGCATTCCGTTTTTCACGGCATTTGCCCTGGCCGTAACGGCGATTTCAGCGATATAAGCGTTTGTCAATCCGTTGAATGTTCGTTTAAACAAAAGCCAGAATTCTTTAAATGCTTCCTCGGCATTCCGCAGATACTTTGAATTCTTTGCCATGTGATAGCGGGTTTTCTGAAAATCGTAATAGCTGTTCAGAACCGTCATGCACACAGAAGCCCGGTAAAATTCTTCCAAGCCTCTTATTCTCTGCTCCCTGCAGATTCCTATCCGTGCTTTCATCACATCCGAATATGTCTTCAGCACGAAATCTTCCCTGTCTGTCCGCACCACACTTTGGTTATTCCAGCACCATACATAGAGCGGCGTAGAAATCTTTTTCAGTTCCCCTCTTGCATTCTGAAGCACCGAATAAACCAGCATGTTAAAGTAACCGTCCTCATGCACCGTCATGCCCGGGTCAAACCGCAGATTGTTTTCCCTCAGAAAATCTCTCCGGTACACTTTGCCGTGCATGAAGGTCAGGTCCTCGTTGTGCGGTACAAGTTTTGGATTTCCGTCACTGTCCCAGGTTTCCTCAATGAAGTTGGAAACGCACATGTCAAATCCTTCCTGCATGGCAGAGGAAATCAGGTGCAGCGCGTAATTGTTCAGAAAGCAATCATCGCTGTCGCAGAACATCACATAGTCCGCATCACTGTGGTCAAGGCCGTAATTCCTGGCCGCTGATACGCCGCCGTGCTCTTTCATCAGGTAAGTTACTTTGAACGGGTAGAAGTCAAAGAGCTTACTATCCAAAACCTTGTCGTCACCGTCATTTACCAGAATTACCCGGATGTTCTCAAACAGAACGCCTCTCTGTGTCGATATCGTATCGAATAGCTTTTGGCACACGCTCCACGGTTCTTTGTAGTGCGGTACAATAATGTCAAGGTGCAATTCCCTGTTGGCTTCCATAGATACAGCCTCCTTGTATCTCATACCTTCTATATGCAGGCGGCAGGCAGGAAGGCTGCTGCTTTTCGATCCGTCGATCTATCCGCCTGTGTGGTTGCAGAGACAGGATTCGAACCTGTGATCTTCACGCCTATGAACGTGACGAGATGCCACTTCTCTACTCTGCCGTTAAATGCCGATTTACCTTTCTGTACGGGTGGAGGTAATTAACCGTTACAGTCAGTTCACGGCGCCGCTTTCGTTTCATCCCTTTACCGGTTCTGCGTGAGATCAGTCCCGGCCAGCGGTCATGGGGCTTTACGGATGAAGATGAGAGGGGAAAATACGGGAAACGTGAAAAAACTTTTAAAAAGCGTTTCCCATATGTTTCATCATTCAGTGACAGGTGTCAGATAGCAGCGGCAGCGCAGATGCGGTCTCGGCGGGACTTTGGTAATCTCATAGATTTTCCCGTTTCGGTCATGACAGGTTTTGCAAACCCGGTCATCACCGTAAATGTTCCACTTGACCTTCTTTACACCTGCATTCACCATGGCCTGCTTTTCTGCGTCCTGAGAGGTTATATCCACGTAAAACGCGGTCTGCTGAATCACATATCGGCTTGCTTTTTCAAGTTCAAGCTGCTTCTGCGTTTTCGTCGGAACAGCGACGATGGCTTCCTTGGCCCTGTCACGTTTGCGGTCAAGTTCCGGTCCGAACGCATAGTGTGTGCTTTCATTCGGCACGTTCCACAGTCCCGCAAAGTACATTTCAACCAGTTCGTCCACGTCGTCACGCTTTGGAAGCTCTCCCTTCAGCCACAGCCAGACTTCCATATACCTGGCGCCGTACAGCGCTTTCAGTTCGCGCTGGCAGGCGGTCCCGATTTGCTCATACAGAACGTCCGTTTCCTTCAGAACATTCAGCTCATCAAAATCAAGAACGCTCAGTTTCCGTCTGGTCTGTTCAGTCCTCTTCAGGATTTGCCTGTTCAGGCTCTTCTGCGTCATGTCCGCTATCGCGTATGGTTGAGGCATTTTCCTTGTCGGCATTGGCTATCCTTCTCCGTTCCTCATCCAACTCTTTCTGGACTTTTTCCTCTTCCTTTGCTTCCTGTTCAGCGCGGTATTCCTCAAACTGCATGGATGCAGCTTCAGGGTCAGAATCCAGACCGGAATATTTGTAAGCCTGAATCGGCGGCACACCGGTGCCCATCAGCGTGTTGAAGCTCTGCGTCTTGGTCAGAAGGTCTTGATAGCTGTGTCTGCTGAATTTCGGTTCCACATCCGAAACCTTAAGACCTTCAATGGCGTTTGCTTCCTGACAGATTTTCAGAACAATCTTCAGAAATTCCGTCTCTGCCTTCTTCCAATAGCCTTCCGTCTCAAGCGCCCTGGACTCCGCATGCCACCAGCCATTTTTGATAATCATGGCGCCGTTGTTTGAGGAATCGGACGTATTTGCGGTTCCCTGCGACGGCATACCGACAATCTCAAGGATGGTCTGCTTGATGTTGTCAACAAGCGTCTGCGTCTGGCTCTGATCAAGCTGATCATTGAGGTAGTACAGCTTCTTTCCGCTGCCGCTCATGCCGTCAGGTGAAGGCGGAATCTTGATAGCGCCGAGATCTTTCAGTTCAAGGAATTCCTCGCGCTTAATATCCACACCGTCAAACACCATAAGGGCCTGAATAAACTGTTCGATGCCGTCGAGCCGATCCGAGAGACACAAATTGTATGCGTCCAGAAGGTCCAGAACGACCTCAAAGCAGCCCATGTAAGAGGCGTTGCATGGGTATTCCACAATAGGCAGAAGCCCAAAGTTGTGGACCTTCGGCTTTGCAGGTTTCTCAGCCCGCTGTGCAGTACCGTCAATCGTGAATACGGCGTTTTCCGTATAGACCGTGTAGCGCGTCTTATTCTGCACTTCGTCCAGAAAGACGTAGGTAACACCCATTACCGGCTTCTTTGTCACGTCGTTGTATTTCACAACAAACGTGTTCCGGGAATCCGGAATGTATATTTCAAACGGAGCCTCATCAAACTCTTCGCCCTTCTCTGCCGCTTTGGCAAAAGCAGGCGCTTTGTCTTTCAGCGTGAGACGGTATCCAACGCCGTAAAGGAAAGATTGCCATGCAAGGTCCATATCCTTCGGCTGCTTTCCTTCTGTAAGCAGAAGGGAATTGAGCGTTTCAATCTTTTCTGGCGTCCCTTTGCTCTTGCCACGGCTGACATACTGAATCGGTTCCCCAGCATGATCCGCAACCTTGAAGGAAAGAATCTCATTTGCAAGGTTGACAACTGTCCTGTTGCAAACGTGATCGTTGTACTTCTTGATGCGGTTCATAATCGGCTGAATGCCCCTGGAATACTTCTCCAGATACACCATTTCGCTCCGGTTCCGGTTGTGGATAACAAGAGCTTTGTTCAGCACGTCCACCACGTTGTCGGCGTTGATTTCCTTAACGTCCGTGAAAATCTGTCTCCGGCCGTGCAGATCGTTTCTTCCCAACGGATAAAACTTCTTGTCGTCCGTAGACTGCTTCTTGCCCTGAAGCTGAACCGGCCGTTCGCTTTCAGGCTCCGTGGTTTCAGTTCCGTTCACAATGTTTTCTTCGTCCACGGTCTTCCCTCCGTCCGTACAAACAAAAAAACGAGCCAACCAACTACAACCTGTAGTCAGTCAGCCCGCATCGGCTGTCATCGTTACCGCTCCGCAACGACCACTCTGTATTCCAGCTTTTTTCGTGGAACCTGAAAGATCATCAGCTCCCCGGTCTTCCGGTTCACGTCAATCTTCACTTCATTGCCGTTCGTCAGCAGTTCATTGATAATCGAGACAGCCTTCGGTGAAAGCGAAATTTCAGTCTTCAGCTTTTCCCCTTCTCTCGATTCCACCCATAGCACAAAATATAGTTCTTCCCCTACATCATAAAAGAGACGTCAAGCGGTTTTTACCGAATTTCAATGATGAACAAATTGTAAACTTTATATTACCATGGCCGCATCATGACTTCTGCCCGTGTGCTGACGCCTCTCCGGATGAATTCTACGGATAAACTAAGCACGTCCACAACGTCGTCAAATTTGTTTTTGCCGGTCATGGAGTAAGAGAACATGAAATTCATAGCCGTTCGGTATTCCCTGTCGCCCTTTTCCCCTACGCCGTTGTAGAGACTTTCGTCTTTGAACAGAAAATGCGTCTTGACAAAAGGACTGTTCACCTGAATTCGCGTCGCTTTGTTCGTCTGCGTCCACTTTGTCGTGATGTTCGTCATGCCGCCGAGCTTTCTCAGCTTTTCCTGGACGTTCTGCGCAAAGATGGTGCCGCCACGGTTTGACTCAAACTGGCACAGCCTGACCTTTCGCTCAAAAAGGAGACGTGCTACTCTTTCTTCAAGCGTTTCAACCTTTCCGTTGTCGCACATAAAGAAGTCAACATAGAAATCCTGCCCGTACTGGTACAGGATCGGCATCGTGCAATAGTCGCCGCCCTGCTCTTTCGTGTCGCATACAGCAATCACGGCATCAGGTTCCCGCTCTGGCAGGCTGAAATACCGCCGCAGCTCTTCCGGCGCATACAGAGTGCCTTCTCTCTCTATCGGTTCATTGCAGTACAGCGCCCTCCAGCTCGGATCGTCCATCATGTCCCGCTGCCTGTGAAGGACCTCTGTTGTATATCCAAGTCCGTACGGATAGTCAAAATTGCTTTCGTCGTTCTCGTCCAAGGCTGAGAACCGGATAAACCTTGCCCGCTCGTCGCCTTCATATTCCCGCTCAAGACGGCCAATAACGTCGTGAATTGACCACCTTGTCGCTATATGAAGCTCCTTGCACGTGCCAAGCTTTCTCTGTCTGAGGTCAACCGTGTACATCTGCCACAGCTTGTCCATGCGGTCACGGCTCATGGCTGTTTCGATTCCGTCCACAAGGTCATCGCAGTAGAGAAGATTCTGAGCACGGACTTTACCGGCATTGCCGCTGCCAATGGAAGAAAACTCAAGCGTCATAAAGCGCTTTCCGTCCTTCCGGTCCCGTCCGACGTCAATCATCATGCTTCTCGCGTTCGTGTTGATTACCTGAAGCTGCGGGAATACGTCACCCCAACGATACTCCCCGTGCCGGTCAAGGATTCTCAACATTTCGCCGTAAACCCCGTTCAGGAACGAGTTGTTGTGTGAGCCGATCAGGTTGGCAAGCTCCGGATGCTTTCCGCATTGCCAAGCCAGGAAAAACTCGGCAAGCGTTGTTTTGCCGACGCCGGGCGGCTCTGAAATGCCGAGCAGGTCAATCTCGCCGTCTTCCAGGTCCTGCAGCGCATGGGCGCACTCTAAAAGCTGCTTTCTGCGCGGAACGTAAAACTGCTTCTGCGGTTCCCGGTCCTTCTCAATGTAAATGCAGAAACTATCAAACACATACGGCGCGTCAAACAAATGACACTTGTAATACAGGTCAAGCATTTCCTGACCGCCGCCGCTCTTTGCCAGCCTGTTTGCTGCGCCACGGATTTTCCGAGCTATTGCGTGTGCTGCTTGGAAGTTAGCGTCATCATAGATTATCTCAGACCGATCAGGTCCGTGCTGCACTTCATAGCTGTCTTCCCTTTCCAGCGCCTTGCAAAGCTCAAGACCGTCTATCAGCGCACTTGGCTGATCCGATTCAGCCAGCATCCTTGCCGTCTTTTCTATCTTGTTCATCGTTAATAACCTCCATTTTTAACATTCAAACTGCCGTTTTTGCGCGTTTTGTGTCAAAAACGCCGTTTATAATGCAAAAAAAGCGGGCCATCCCATGATCACGACAGTTTTGCCGATCATGAGACAGCCCGCTCCGGCTGCTGCGCCTTCCGCACCGAAGGCGCCGTTTTTACTTTTTCGGAATTTTTGCGCTGTTTATTTCATCTTACACTATCCTGCAACTTTTTGCAATATATTGAAATTTCGCAAGCGCTATATTTCATTTTGTGCTTTCTGCTCCGCCCATCATTGAAGCAGTCAGCCGTGATGAATTTTCTGCGGCCCGGAACAGTGGAACAGTCGGAACGGTTTTTCCTAACCTTTTTCTACGTTACCCCTATTACCCCTTTTTATATATTTTTATTCTTTTTATATATATACTGTTCCAACTGTTCCAGAAGGGGAGAAACGTAGATAAATAGGGGCTTCGTGGGGTGGAACAGTTTCGGAACAGTTCCGGAACAGTAGACCGTTCTGTTCCGATTTTTGGCCGTTTTTTGCCAATTTTTGCCTGTTCAAGACCTCTAACTCTTTTCCTGACTTCCAAAATTTTTAAGCTTTGCCCGGAACACTGTGTTCCACTTTTGCCCCGCTTCCATCCGTTGCAGCCCAGCCCCGTCCTGCTTATCCCTGACCGCTTTGCCACTTTCCGGCAGAGCGGTTTCGTCTTTTTTTGACTTGTCCCTTTTTGCCGTTTCGGGTGCTGGTGAGGGTAACCCCGGCCGGGGGTGCCTGTGCCGGAAGCCCCCCAGGCGGGTGCCGGACCAGCTCCCGCCGCAGCCGGAGCTGGTCATGGCGCCGGAGCCGGTCCCGCTGCCGGAAAAGTCCGCCATGAAGCGACGCCGCCGCCGCCCGTCCGCCCTGGGCGGTTTTTTGGTGTATTTAATCGCTGTTGAGCGTACCAGCAGCCGCCTGCGCCATGCCTGCAGGGCAGAGGCAGCAGAGGCAGGGCAGCCCAGGACCGGAGGCGGAGCCGGGACCACCCGCAGCGGCTTTTCCGTTGAGCTGCGGCCGCCCGATCCGGCGAAAGTTTCCGCCTGTGTAAGAAATTGTGGTAGTAACCACATTTCACCCGCCTTCCCTTGCCCGCCTGCCTGGCCAGGTCTGCAGCACTGCGCCCAGGTCCGGACGGTCTGCCGGTGCTGGTCCGGTCTGCCTGCCGGAGCTGATCCGCCTGCCGGGACCTGGACGGGGCGCAGGGTGCCGCAGTTTTTTTGACGCGGCGGGAAGGGCGGAAGGTTGCCCGCCTGACCGCCTGAGCAGGGCAGGACGCGCAGCGCGCAGCAGAAGAGGCACGGCGGGACCTGGGCAGGGAAGGACCGCAGGACGCGCCGCAGGACGCGCAGAGCGGGAAGGCCGGACCGCAGGAGCCGCAGCAGGGCAGGCAGAAGAAACGACGCGCAGCAGAAGCGACGGCGCCCAGGCGCAGCCGGTCCGCGCAGCAGTCAGAACGGCGGCCAGCCCGCCGCAGATTTGATCAGTCTGCACAAAAAACGGCGCTTGCGTCATACTCAATTCACAGTAAAATTGTGCAACGCTTACAAAAATTGAGTCATACGCATTTTTTATCTTGACTATTGAGTCATACGCATTTATAATCAGAGACGAAAAGAACAAAAAGCAGCCGCCCGGCAGGGCAGGCACGGCAGGCCGGAAGGCCGGAAGGGAGTTAAAAAATGGCACCAGAAAAGATTATAAAAGCACGGCAGCGCGCAGAGCTGAAGCAGTATAAAATCGTCGGATTCTCTGACGATCCGCAGAAAGTCGGCGTTATGGTCTATCATGATTATTATGGACCATATCCGGACCGGGAAGCAATCCTGAAGCATAATACCGCCTGCAGAATTGCAATAAAAAACGGGCTGAGATTTGAACAGCGCGGATATTATACGGCAACCCTGATTTACTGTTGAGGAGGTCAAAAATGAAAAAGTATCTCGACACTCTGAGCGCGGACCTGGGCGCAGCGGTCCAGGCGGGAAATATGGCGGAAGTGGTCCGGCTGTCTCTTCTGCTGCAGAAAGTCGCCTCGGCTATTGAGGCAGGGACCGACGCCGGGAGCCAGTACGGCAGATATTTGATCGCATATATTGAGAGCGGCGCAGACTGAAGGCGCAGGAAAACACAAATTAAAATAACTGAATGGAGATATAAAACAATGACAAATGCACAAATTATTTTTAATGCTTCTGTTGAATTGATGAACAACGGCACGATCAGAGGCAGCGGGCAGTATATCACCGTAGAGCTTGACGACGGCAGCCAGAAGCGGCTGGAGATACCGGAGCCGATCCATACATACGCAACCTGGCAGGAGATGGGAAGGCAGGTAAAGAAGGGCGAAAAATGCAAGGCCCGCATAGATATCTGGAAGCAGGGCAAGGGAAAGACGGTCAAAGATGAAGAGACCGGAGAAGAGACAGAAAAAGCCGGGAGAATGTTCATGAAAACCGCGTATTTTTTCACCATGGATCAAACGGAAGAATACAAGCCGCGCAACGCCAGAAAGCCGGGATAATATCCCGGCAGGCTTAATGCAGCCGAGGCCCGTTGCAAGCCGGGAAAAATGCAGAGCAAGCCAAAAAAATATTATATATGGGGGTTTTTATAATGCCGAGCTTAAAAGTTGAACAGTTGAAAAAATGGACCGCAGCACTGCAGGAGGGCTGGCGTTTCGATGTTCAGAAATATCTAACCTGGGGAGATAAGGAAATTTACATTGACGGCGCAGAAAAC